CCTGCGTACAATTCACCTTGTTCAGTTTCTGATGAAGGATTTTCAATCTTATAAATAACATCTTCTAAATCATTCCAAAGGTTTCCATTTACAAATCCATTTTTAGATTCTTGCTCTTGTGCTGTTCTTAATGTTTCGATTAAAGTTTTCATATCTATTTGTTTTTGTTTCGCCTTATTGACACTTCAAATATAAGTAACTTATTTCGACTGACCAAATAAATATATAGAAAACTTTATCTTTTTTTTTAGAACCGACTTTTATCAATTACATCTTGTGGTACTATAGACCCTAAAAAACGGGGTTTATCTTACGTAGAAATGTAATCCTATTTTCTTTTAGCATTTATAGCCATTAAACGGCACTTCTTACTTTCTAAACTGTCTAATAAATCAATCATTTGCTCCTTACACATTTGCGCTCCTTCTGTTTTGAAGTTGACTAAGGCGTAGTGTTTAACAGTTGCGTGTATGTTTTGGAAGTACACGTTGTTAAGTGTTACAATAGCCCCGTTAGGATAGCTTAGTATTGATTCTATTATATCTGAGTACTTCACTTGTTTAACTTTTCAACTAACTCTATTGCTACTCTATCAAAGTCTGTTTCAAATATAGCAATATGCTTTCCGTGTCCTTGTATATCTACTTCAACACTTGCCTTTTTTAAAATTTCTTTTATTTCTGTAAGTTCCATAGTTCTTTACGCTTATTGTTGTGTATAGTTGGTAGTTATGTGGCATTAGGCACACCATCTAGCAAAGTCTAAATCCTTTGTGCTTAATACTACTTTGCCAACTTCAATCATTTCTTTTCTGGTATATAAACCCGTTGCACAAGATTCAATAAACCAAGCTCTTAAATCATCTTCTTCAGAGTGTGCAGCTTCATCGTCATCTTTCATTTTATCTATTTGTGCAACTAATTCTATTGCATCTTCTAATGTTAGTTTTTTGTTTTTTAAGTCTTCCATAATTTTAACGCCACATAACAAAGTATATAAAACATTGCTTTAGAGGTCTTTTTTTAAGGTTGTTAATAATTCAATTTTTTATGTTTATATGTTAAGTTTCGGTTCACAACGTTTCATATACAAACCGTTATTTGCAATGCTACGTTATTGCTTTCTAATAACATTAAAGCGTCCTTTTGCCTCTACACATTTATCAGTGGTAAACATCTTAAGCAAGGCTTCTTTTGCCTCATCGCCTTTAAAGTGTATTTCTAAAGGCATACTAAAAATATGAAAGCAACTTTCTTTTTCAGATAAATCAGTCTTATTGCTATGGTATTTATTCCATATTTTTTTATCTTCTTCTGTAAGTTTATAACCTGTTTCTTCAAAAACTTGTTAAATGTTACGTTTCCTAAATATATATTCATAATGTTTTGGCTTAATAATCCGCACATCATATAACACCGTATAAAATTAAGTGCTAGTAAGTGCTTTTTAAAAGGTTAATATTTGTTTTTAAGTGCTTATTTATACGCACCTAATCTTATACAATTCCGTTATAAGTCATTTAACTGTTCGGCTAATTCCATAACTCCAAAGCACCACTTCATTTGGTCTTTATTCATTTGCAAAACATTGTCATTTAGCGGTTGTCCTATATTGTAAAACTTGCCTACTATTTGGCTTTTCAACTCTTTATTTTCCTTTAGCATTTCTTTGTACTCCTCAATTTGTAGTTGCTGCTTTGTAATCAATTCATCTTTTGTCATTTCTATAAGTTCCATAATTCTTTATTTTTAAATTGTTAATAACGGTTTGGCACATGAGTAATAAGTGATGTTAAATCCTACAAAATCGTAAAAGTGTAAGGTGCTTATCAATCACATACCAACCGTTACATTTAATACCACCAAAACCCCGAAACGAATTAACGAGTCGGGGCGTATGGCTTAGTTTAGGTTAAAAGGGCAAATCCGAGGATTCATCTTCCTGTGCTAATGGTTCTCCTGTACTTACTTTGTCGCATCTCCAGTGGCTTAGATTGTTGTAGATTCTACCGTTGTACTCTTTACCACGAATGTTAAACTCTACTTCCACTTTGTCGCCTACTTTGTTAAACTCAATAAACTTATCTACGAACTCAGAAAACTCTGCACTCTTGTAGATGTTAAAGTTAAACGGAGTTACATATCCGTTCTCGCTTGTTTCGTTAACGGTGTAGTCTAATACTACTGCTCCGTTGTCTAACGTTTTCTTTTCTCCGATTGTGGCGATAACGCCTGTCATTTTAAATGTTCCCATAAATTTACTTATTATTTGTTTTACTTAATTCTGCTTGATAAACCTCGTGCGCTACTAATTCAGAGTCAAAAATACCTAAATGTTTTTGCTTCCCATCTATAACAATTCTAGACCTCCATTTTCCCTTGTATAAACTAACACCGATATATTTAGAAGAACCACCATTACGGTCTTTGGTAGAGTTTTTTCTATGTGTAACTATCTGTAAATTAGACAGGTCATTGTTTAAAGGATTATTGTCGATATGGTCAACTACTAACTTATGTCCACATGGTGTGTGATTTAAAAAAGTCATTGCAAGTAGCAAATGAACACTTACCGTTCTAGGTTTGCCTCCTCTCTTAGTTAGTTTAACTACATAGTACCCTGTACTATCTATACAGTTTTTCAAAATAACACCGCTAACCTTGTATCGTTTAAAACTCTTTACATTTCCTAAGTTACTAATTTGATAGTCTCCATCAAAACCTTTTAAATCCTTAAAAATCTCTTGCATATTATTTCAATTTTAATCTCAAGTGTTAAAGAATCGTAGCAGGACTTGAGAACCTTTTGCAGAAGTTAATTAGACTTCGCTACGAATACAAAGATAGTAAAAATATTCAATTATAAAAGAAATATAATCATTTTATTTAACTATATATAACAATCGCTAAGAAATATTAAAAACAGTTTCTTAGCTTGGTGTTAGATGCAATTATAAAAGAACATCAATTCTACTTGCTTCATTTTTTGATACTTTACCATTTCCTTCACAATAAGGACATTTTACCAAATCATATAAAGCACGTTCGTATTCATAACTTTTAACCATCCCGTTAAAACAAAGATTAGGGCAAATAACTGCATCTAACATTGTATATACGTCAGTTGCGGTTTGGTGATTATTCGATACTTTTTCCATTCTATTAAGTTTTATTTTTAATTGATACGTCCGTGCTTCTAATCGCAACCGAACGCATATACTTTGCCGTTATATCTAATTAAGAGTAGCGTAATACTCCATAGCTAGTTCTACTTTATTAAGTTTATTAAGTGATAATTAACTGTTAACTTCTCTTTCCAATCTCCACCTTCTTCAATATAGGCTTCAACAACCTTTCTAAACTTTCCGTACTCGCTACGGTCTTTTAACAGTTTCTTTGCTTTTACTTTTCCAATCCCTTTAACGCCTTTAATGTTATCTACAGTGTCACCTTCTAACAGTAACCGCCCTAGTAGTTCTGTTCCTTCGCTTGGACTTGTAAACGTAAAGCCTTTATACTCTTTGATTGGATTATTCCATTCATCAACCTCTCCTGTTTTCTTTTTGTAGTAATCAAAATGACACCCTGTTATTTGTTTAAGGTCTTTGTCTATTGATACTACTATTTCATTTCCTCTACCTCTGTTTTTTATGTAAAGTGGGATTAAGTCGTCTGCTTCTAGCTCTTCGCTATACTCACAAAAATCACTAAAACTAAACTCTATATTCTCGATAACTTGACGCTTTAAACTATGTACTAAATCGCTTAGTTCGTTTCGCTCCCTGTTACCTTTATAGTCTTTGCTAAACTCTAATCTAAAGTTATTAGTACAAGTAGTAAAAAACGTCCTTATACCGTTTACTGGATAACCTTGCTCTTCAATATGTAAAGCAATCGCTCTAACCTGTGAATGAAAATCTTCAATCATATCTGAATAAATCAATTCCTTACCTAGCCAAAAGTGAGCAACATTGTAAACGATTGAATCTGCATCAATCAGTAAATCAAAACTATCATGACTTAAAAAGCTTTCGAGACAGTCACGTTTAACCGCCTCGTTTTTGCTTAATTTAATAAAGTTAGATAAAAATTCTAGTTCTTGTCTTGGTGTCATTACCCTAGTTTTTTAAGTTGGTCACTTGTCAAGTCATAAGCTGCGATTAACTGTATCTTGTCCATCTTTGCAGTTCCATCTGCTAATTTCTGAATAAAAGTATCTAAATGCTCATCTGTTAACTTTGGTTTCGCTTTTGGTGGTGCTTGCACATTGTTTGAATGCGTAGCGTCCGTGTCGTCAATCGCCCCCGTAGGAACTAAGAAAGAGTAAAGCAATGCGTTTTTAAGTGCATACGTTGTCGCTTTCCCTGCGCTCTTATCCATTGAATCCTGACCGTGACCGTACCCCATTATATTAATAGACTCTCCGCTTTCTGCGTGTGTAATCTGATAAGTAACTAGCACCTCAGTAAATATGCTTTGCTTTGGCTTTCCTTGTACTTCCCAACGGTCAACTGTCATAGTCGGCTGTATATTTATAGGTACACAAGTTAAACCATTATCAGACATTGCCTGACCAATAGCTAACTTAACGTCTTTATCAGCAACGCCTTTATATCCAAAATTACCACTACCTACTTGCATACCTTTGTCGATATTCTTCACCTCTTTCATTACACTTACGATTGCTTCGTGCAGGTTCTGCTTTCTTTCTTCTAAAATTTTGTCAAATTCTTCCATAATTTATTTTTTTGTTTAAAGTTAATACTATTTATCTAATCTGCAAATAACAATAAATATAAGTAATATGGCATTTCTGATTCGAACAGACTCTCAGTGGTTCTCTCAAGTTGGGTCGCTCCTTACTGTGGTTTCTCATGCCATCCATACTACTCATATTCTTTGCCGTCATTTACAACCCTCTAACCGTTTAACTTCTCTATTTGCATAGTCTGCTATCTTCTTAAAGTCACTTATATCTTCGCCTTTGTCACGCAATAAGTACTTCAAAATGTTCCCTTCGCTAAAGTTTAGATTCCAATGGTTAATCAAGTCTAAAACGTCCATTCCGTGAACCTCTCTTGATGCGTATCTTTCAGGGCGTTCTTCGATTAGTTCTAACTGGCTAATGTTAATAAAATACCTTCCATCCCCAATCCAGTTCTCATTATGAAACCTTAGATAATTAGTACCATCATCAAAGCACATTACACACTCGTCACCAGTATTAATACCATAACGTTCCAAATTCTTGCTATCAATAACCCTATACTTTTGACCCTCTCTATTTTTCATCTTTCTCTCTTTTAATTGTTTCTACTAATTTTTTCACTGCGATTTTAACCATTCCTTGGTTCGTGATTCCTACACCGCTA